CAGTTGTGTGGAGGAAGATTAAAACTGTAACCATTAGGGGTAGGAATTGGGGGTGTCTTTTTAACGCCTTTACCCTTTCCACCTTTTCCACCCTTTCCACCTTTACCGCCAGACCCCCCAGAACCGCTAGGCCCAGCACCAGTCTTGTTTTTATTAGCTAACATTTTAGTTAAAGCTAGTGCACCAATAGCTGCAACACCAGTACCAACAGGACCAGCGCTACCACGAGCCGCAGTGGCTATACCAGCTCTTGTAAAACCATAAATCTTTGAAGCCAAGCTTGGAGCAGCAACCGCTGTAGCACCCTTGAGTGTAGTGCCTGCTTTGCTCTTAGTTGTTTTAACAACAGCAGTTTTTACTCCTGGGTTTTTGCTTAATTTTAAAACAGTAGTTTTATTACTTTTTATTCCAGTCTTAGTAACGTTAACCGCAACTTTGGCCACGCTTACTGCACGTGAGCGAGCAAGGACTGCGGCACCAATACGTATTGCTCCTAGTGCTAGTGGCACTGCTAATGGCAATGGCATTACTGTCCTCCTAGTTGCTTGCTAAAGTTTTGGCTAGATAGAAGCTGCTTAAGAGCTTCTGCTGTTGCACCTGGGTTTCCGCCACCTTCAATTTTAATAGTTACTCCACCCATGTTGTACGTATTAGCAGAAGAGGCTGGTTCAGCAAAAGACTGAGCTTTGGTTGCAGAAGCAAAACTTTTTAACGTTTGTTTATTGATGTAGTCTTCAAGAGAAACTCCACTAGCTCCATCTTTATTAGAGCCAGGAAGCATCCCAGACCAACCAGAGTTAGTTGTTGGGGTTGTCTTGCCGTCAAAATTATATGGACTTCCACCAACTTTACCTGTAACCCAAGCAGAACTATTAATAGCAGCAAGAATATCTTCTTTACTCTTACCCGCTTTTAACGCTTCAATAATGTCTGTATATCCGCGCTTGTCTGCGCTCTTACCAGTAAGGGTATCGATAGTTGCATTAAGCCCATCTTCCCAGCTCTTATAAACCTTTACGCCTACGTGGTTCATAGACTCTGAACCGTACTTGCCACCTAAAGTCGTATTAAGTGGGTTGTACTTAGCAGAGTTTTTAAAGTGCCCGCCCTCATGGTTCTGCCATATCTTTAAAGCATCAATAGAGTCTTGGCTTTGAGGAGCCCCAATTTTCTTTAAAAATGCTTTAGCAAAGTCTTCGTTTGAAGATTTATCACTTAGTTTTGTATCCTTACCAAACACCCAACCACCGTCACCGCGGAATGGGTAGTTCTTTAAATCGTGATTAGGAACAATGTATCCATCTTCTTTAGGTACAAATAGTTCTGGTCCGCGCTCTCCAACAATGTAAGGGCTCTTTTCATCTACGTCTCCGCCCTCAGCTTTAAACAATCCCGCAATTCCCCTTGATAAAGGGTTACCAACTAAGAAACCAGTAAGAGCACTAAGTGCTCCATTACCACCGCTACCTAGTGTTTCAAAGAAACCTTTCGTTGCGCCAAGAGCAGATATAAGACCAGTAAACTTATCCATTTCAGTAAAGAAGCCACTTACATAAGACATAAGTTGGTCTGCTCTACCTTTAGCGTCAGCAATAGCTGGGGCTGTTGTAGAGATAAACTCTGATGCTTGAGCTGTTCTTTGTCCCTGCATATTTGCAGCAAAGGTTGAAAGACCTGCGTCTTGGGATAGTTTCTTCATCCTATCGCCGCTCATACCAGCAAACTGTGCTCCGCCTGTAGACGCCTTAAGTAGAAGTCCGTCTTCAATCATTTTTCTTAGGTACGGGTCATTACCAAAAAGGTTGTCAAGCATGGTAGCAATAGCGTTACCAGGTAATAAAGAAAGTTTAATATCATTAAGAGTAGAACCAGACCCACCAGTGCGTCTCTTTTGACTTTCAAGTTTGTTCCACAAGTCATCAATAATTGCTCTTGGGTCACGGGGCATTCCGTTTTCATCACGAACTCTAATGCCTACAGCTCTTAACATGTTAACGCTTCTACCGCGGTTCATTGCGCCCACTGCTTGTGCAGCACCTTCTCCACCCATACCAGGGGTCATGTTAGATAAAACTGCAGAACCCATAGCTACTTGTTGCATGTTCTGTTGATTACCGCCATAGATACCGCCTTGTGCAAAGGTAGCCATCATTCGCATATTATCAAGAGGGTCTTTCATCAAGCCAGCTTTTGCTATTTTGTTTAAGAAGTCTCGTGTTTGGTCGTAAGCACCGTTCTTGCCGCTCATGTCAGAGAGGCCACCAAGTACACCTGGCATACCTGCTTGAACTCGACCTCCGCCACCTAAAGAGATAGCAGCGCGTGATGTATATAGCTGTGCTTTAAATGCATCGTCTGTTCCTGGCATAGCCATTGCAGCGGCAGTGACACCAGCTGCAGCTATTTGCGCAGGTGATGGTTGTCTGAAGACATTTGTATTTCCGCCACCTTGAGGGGCACCTGCAGCAGCAGGACCTGTACCACCTGGGCCACCTGGGCCAGCGGGGCCGCCTGGTCCACCTGCTTGTGGAGTAGAGAAAGTAGGACCAGCCATAACAGTATTGGCGCCACCTGGGCCACCAATACCGCTAAAGGCATTTTTAAATTTTGCACCCATGCGGGTGATTTTTGTTTCAGCAGCGTTAAGTGAGCTGTTGATTCTGTACTCAATGGTGCTAGCCATTTGTAAAAGGGTAGAGTGAGCACCACGGCTTGATTGTTCAAACCGCTGCATATTATTTGCAGCATTTCCACTACTGGAACTGCTAGGCATATTTAACATTATCTAGTCCTTCTAGAACGCTCTAACCAATTAAGACGCTCTCTGGGTGAGAGGCTTCTTATATCTGATAGTGACCAACCAGCAAAAGTTCTTGTAAGAATTTCGTACTGGTCTAACAGGCTTTCGTAATCTGTTTCACTAAATGCGAAACAAGTCAAGCAAGGACAGCGGAAGAGCCATTAACTCACCACATGCCTTACAAGCCTTGGTCACCTCCCCAAGGCGTGGACCTGGGTTACGCTTGATGATTTCATCAACAAGCTTGGTTCTATCTGCCATACCTAAAGATAAAGCAGTTATAGCACCTTCAGATGGTTCTCCGTCTAGTGATACTAAGCAACCAGCTAGTAAAATAGTGTTTACTTCAGCAGGTGTTCTTTCAAAGTTCTCCATGAGCTTTCTTTGAGTCACACCGTTAGGTAGGGCTACTACAGCCTTACCCTTCTTTGTTTCTATTTCAAAAGTTCTATCTTCCTTTGGGTCTTTTAGTTCCACTTCTGGAACATCAGAGCCTAAAGACACAGAAACGACAACGTGCGGTAAGGTTAATGTCATCCCCGAAAGTCACTCTTCTAATTGCTAGAAGGATGGTGTCTCGGTCGCCAGCTAAGATAGAGTCTAGGTCTTCCTTCTCGGCGTTCCTAGAGCCAATCTTTACAAGGCCTCTTTGCAAAAGTACATTGAGAGCTTTACCTGAGGTACCTGCTTTTGCTACAGCTTCCTCGTCAGCTCCGTTAAGTTCTCGTACCTCAACTGTGTTGGATACTTCACCATTTGGCTCAATGAAACCACCTGGCAACTTAACAGAAGACTCTGAAGGGGCCCGCGTCTTAATGACTTGTGCGGGCTCCTCCATAGCCTTTGCTGCAAATTTCTGTATTAGTTCTGCGTCTGTAATAATATCAGTCACGATTTATGCTCCTAAGGGTTGTTAATTAAGAAATTTTTCCTGCTGCGTCTTCTTCAGTGCCATCTTTAGTAAAGAAGACTGATAGGCCTTCATGTACTAGAGTCATTGACTCAAACAAGATTGCGCCGTCTGCTGCGTTAAGGTCTGTATAGTTTAGCGCAGTAATCCATGCGTTGTGAATCTTGAAGCCCATCTTGTACTTCTGAGCCTCTGTTGGCCCAGAGTTTGGATGGTCAGCTACAAACACTTTGATGTTAACACGGAAGCTTTCAGCAGCTCCTGCTGCGCCGCCCTTTACAGCAATACCTTCTCCAGATGCTGCTGCAAATAGACCACGCATCCATGTGATTGCCTGGTCATTACCAGCCAATACTCCACGTTGCATAGTGATTGGTGTAAAGGTAGTCATACCAGGTACCTGGTGTACTGTGGTGTTGTAACCACCTTCACGGTACTGAATGGCTTGAGTATTGATACTCAACCCACTGATACTGCTAAATCCGCCAGACCATGTGGTGATTTTTGTATCAAAGACTTTACCGTCTTTTGCTACCTCAAACTTAGCGAAGAACCGAAACGAGCGTAACGGGTCTGTTGCCAGTGTTGAGTGGCGATTGATTATGCTGCTTGTCATTTATTGGGTCTCCTTTACGCCACAGTAACGGTGGCTCCACCGTCAAACTGTCCAATTTTAATAATGATAAATTCAGCTGGACGCTGTAGAGCAACGCCAACTTCAATGTTTACGTACCCGTTGTCAATTGAGCTTTGTGGGTTGTTTTGTGCATCAACCTTTACAAAGAACGCTGCCTGTGGGGTAGCGCCTCGTAGTCCGCCCTTGCTCCAGAAGTCAGTAAGGAAAGTACTGATTGAAGAGTTGATACGGTTCCACAAGGCTTCATCGTTTGGCTCAAAGATTGCAAACTCTGTAAGGTCTGTAAGAGACTTACGTAGATAGATAAGTGTACGACGTACAGGAACGTACTTGTCTACATATCCACCCTTGAGTGTGCGTGAACCCATGATTACAATGCCTGAACCAGGTACAAACTTAATTGCGTTTACTGGAGCAGCTGCAGAGTTAAGAGTATCAAGTTCACCATTTGTAAGAGTTGCAATTGATACAACTCCTGATAGGCGAGCAAGAAGACCAGCTGGGGCCTTGAATACTCCACGTGATGCATCAGTTGTTGCAATAACTCCCATAACTGCTGCGCCAGAACCAACTGCACGTGTACGGCCTGTGCCAGAACCAGGAGCAAGTGTTGGGTCAGAGATAACAAGGTTTGGATAATAAACAGCGGCAAGTGAGCTTGCTGTGTACTGTGCAGCTAAAGCTAGTTGTGTAGAAGACTCATCATAGATACCATCAATAACTACAAACACATCTTGACGAGAGTTTGCATAACCAATAGCCGCATTAACTACAGGAACAGTCGAGTTTCCAGGAACGTTCATAATTAAAGACTGCTTTATTGTGTCAAAGTTTGTAAGACCAGTTGCATAATCGGTATTACCTAGAGTGTTTCCATTGATGCCAGTAGATAGAGTTTGGTTTGTTACAACAGCTGGATTACGAGTAGTACCTGTGTTTGCTGAGTTAAGGTCAGTTAAACGTACGTAGCCAGAAGCTGCGTTAACAATAGCTGTTGCATAACGAGCATTTGTTGCTGTCATTGAAAGGTCAACGTGACGCTCAACTAGGTTTGCATCTGTATTGCCACCGTAGTATACGAACAAATCAAATAGACCTGTTGTTGCTGAGTTAGCGATGCTGATGTTAATGCTGTTACCCCATGCTCCAGCGTTATTAGCTTGAATCTGAAGTGTTGCTGATGGGCTTACTGCTCGGTCTGATAGTGAACGAGTTGCTGATGTTGCGCCGTTAGCAACGCGGTTAACGTAGCACTGGCTTCCACCATTTGTAAAGAACATGTATACAGCAAGTGGTAAATCATTACCAGCTGCTCCTGCTCCAGTACTTGTGTTCCAAGTACCGTACAGTGTTGAATACTGGCTCCAAGATGTAATTAGTGTAGGTGTTCCAATTGGACCACGGTCGTTTGCGCCAATGAATGCGCCGACAGATGCTGAGTTTGGACCAACTACAGGTGCGACAGGGTTTAACGTTTCTTCAACGTAAACTCCTGGACGTAGAACTGCCATTAGATTTTCTCCTTTGTTTTAAACAAGTTTGACATTTTTTATACTTTTGTTAATCCAGTAGGGATGTTCGATGTTTGGTCCGTTAACTCAGGAAGGTTAACAAGTACTTCTTCAACTCGTGAAGCCCTACGGCCTGCATCAAGTGGAGTAAGTTCACTGATTACTCTTACTGTGTAGATATTGCGTAACAACCTGCGGTTTCCAGTTTCTCCGTCTACCGCATCTCGTTTTGCAAACCCATCAAGAAACATATGACGGCGTGAGGTCTCTGTGCCTAGTTCGTTTGGAACTAGTAGACCGCCATACTTTGATGGAAACTTGTGCGTCAATTGAAGCATCATTGCCCTGTCGTGACGCGGGTGACGGGCATAGGTTGTTATTTGATATATCAAATCAAAAGCTACTGGTACTTCATAGCGGTAAGTCTTGCCAGCTATTGGGGCGACTGTTCCGCGATAGTCATTGTCTACCAGTTGACCTGATGTCTGACGGTCATTAGCTGGAATCATGTCTATCAAATCAATAGTCACAAACGGAAACTCCTGTGCTCTAACTTCAACATCAGGGTATCCAAACCACACCTTAACTGGGCGGTAGGCTGTCTTCTCATCTCCCACAGTCATACCTTGAAGAAGAGTCTTAAGAGCGGTGTCCTCAGCAATTAGAAACGGATTTCCCATTTTATAGCTTCACCTCTTTTAACATCTCTTCAGGGTGGTTCTCGTAAATAGGTGCTGCAAAGTTTTCCATTTGATACTGAAAAGAACGTATAGCCGCCGCGGGGGCCTGCATGCCAGAGCCGTACTCTAGGTTTTCAATTTTTTCTTTAAACTCTTCTGGGTAATCAACAGCAAACACACCTTGCTTTACCACAACGGAAAGGGCCTGAGAAACGTCATCTGGCCAGCCGCGATTAGCTGCTTCTTTCCTTAGGCTAGCCGTAAGGGAAGGTGCAGCGGACTCTAAATTAGAATCAAGATTTCTTTTTAGATTTTTTATTGACACCAGTAATTACCCCACGAGCTGCCGCTCCTAGTAGCAATGCTTTCCACACTCCTGCGCCCGTGCCTTTATTACTCTCGGCCAAAGCTTCAATGAACTCAACGTCCGAAGCCTTGTCAACGTGATTATCTTTAGGCATGTCATCTCCATAGGAGTAGTAAGCAAAGTACATCGCAGGGGGTGGTGCTTTGAGCCCCGCATGGGCTCAGTACTAGGATAAAGCAAAGAGGGACCTTTCGGTCCCTCAACTACTTACTTCTTTATTACATGCCTTTTTTCTTAACCATCGAAGACTTCTTAGCCTTGGATGGGCCAGCTTTCTTAGCAAACTTCTTGTTAGCTTCCTTAAGGGACTTCATGCCGTGCTTATCTTTTGGCTTCATGCAGCCACAGGTAGCGCACATTACTTCTTCTTCTTTCTTAGGGCAGCAAAGTCAGAGCCTTCTAGCTTGCCGTCTTTGTCTACATCAAGCTTCTTCTGCTTAGGAGACATCTTCTTTCCCTTACATGCCTTACAGGTACCGCAAGTGCAAGCCTTGCCTTTAGCCTTTGACT